TTGAAACTGCTGTTGTGGTGCTGGAGCAAAACTCTGTGGCACACCTTGACCTGGAGCCATCATTACTGGTTGCTGTACTTGTACAGGATCTGCTGTTGGTAAGCCACCATTGTTAGCACCATTTAGTTTTTCCTGTGTACGTCCGTATGCACTTACACCAATAATAGCACCCATGGCAATGTGATACAAACCACCACCTTGTAGTGTTAGTGGAGTCCACATACCAACTGCTTGACCTGGATTATAATATTGTAGGATGTTGTATAAGATTGGTCCTAGGATAAAGTCAAACAAACATGTTGCCATGTAGGTCCAACCCATCATTGGGCGCCATTTTGCATTCATCCAATCTTCTTGTTTCTTTGCTGATTCACTTTGTTTAGACATGTTTATTCCTTAAAACCATAACCAAATGCCTTGACTTAGTAAGACGATTCCAATACCGCCTACTACAAGACTTGCTTGGTACATTTTGTTGTTGACTGCTAGAATACTTGCTGATAATAAAACAATGGCTAATTGAAATATCATTGCAGCAAATGTTAACCACGGGCTGTGTTTGCTGGCATCATCACGAGCTGCTTCGAACGCTTTTGCTTTGGCCAGTAATTCTTTCTTGCCTTCGCCCTTGGCAGGATCACTTTCGTAACGTGCAATCTTTTCTTCAAGTTTTGCGACCTTGGCCTTATCACCACGGGCTGCATACTCATCACGCTGTCCTTCGGCAATAGTTTGCTTGATAGATTTGGCTTGGTAGAACGCATAAGTGTCTGTGGCCTTGAGCATGTTCTTTAATACTGCACCACTGAAACTGTTTGCAAAGTATGTAGTAACAGCTAAGAATAAAGCCATAACAACAATTACCAGTCCTGCTTTGTCTTTGATTAATGCTTCACGTTCTGAGCGTGACAATTTTTTAACTTCTTCTGCCATATTAATTTTCCCCTATTTTTCCTAATTTGGCGATGTAGTTATCCATCATGTGATCGTATACGCCTAGGAATTTCTGCCCTTTTGTATAGGCTTTTGCTCTACTACGAACCATGTCTTTCACTTGCTGCCATGGTGTTAGATTTCTAAATGCACCATAATAATTCATGTATACGTGTGTTCCATGATGTGCAAAACCCATTAATTTAAAAGGCACTTTTGTTACAGCGTCACAATTATTTTGAACTCTATAATGAGTAAATGTTAAGCAGTTGACATATTCTTGGTTACCTACTCTAGGTGAGCCAAATGTTACCAATGCTAAAACCTTTGATTGCATTCTACCTGCGGCAATAGTTGCCATTGCGGCACCAAGACTGTGTCCTGTAACATAAAGACTGTTGATGTTAGCAGTTGCCTTTTCTATTGCAGGCCACAACTTGTTGATTTCACCTTTGAAACCTACGTGTATTTTGCCACCAATGGCTTCTATATTCTTGCCGGCTTTCAAGTCCGCCAAAACATCTGATGGTTCTGTGACTTGGGTTCCTCTGAAACTTAACACATGTGTGCCATCACTGCCTTTGAGTAGATATGCTTGTGCATTTTCAATGTCAAAAAAATCAACAATAGTATATCCTAAGGTTTTAAACTTAGTTTTAGATGTCTTTTGGTCTTCATAGGTAATTGCGGCTATGTTAGCAAATATTAGTAATTGACTTTTTTCCATACTAATGTGCTCCTAAAACATGCAAGGCGTGTTCGTAGTGTTTGATACGATCGTCAAGACCAATGTAACCACCGTTGATCTTTTTAGTCATTTTCTTAATATCGCCTGCATCGGCTTCTACATTAAGATTGTTGCTTTCCCAGAACCAGCAGGCTGATTGGGCAGCACCTTCAAATGTTTCTAAATATGCACTTGCTTCTTCTGGGCTAATTTCCAAACTGGCAGCAAACCAAGAATAGTTTGACTTACCGGTCAATTGAATTAGGCCACGTCCACAATATTTAAATCCATCACCCGACGCTTCGTCTCCATTGCCCATACGATTTGCATAAACTCTGTTAGCAATCTTTACTGGCTGCTTGGCATAAGCATTGGCTGTATCCTTGTCACTGAAGTACTTGGGAAAAGTCTTCATTAAACTTTCTGCTTTATAATTTAAGTTCTCCTTAAGGAACCTAAAACCACCTGACTCATGAGCGCATTGTGCAATAAATGCAGCAATACGTTTTGGTGTGTTAATTTCGTAATCTGGTAGTAGTTGATCAAATGCTTCGATCCAATGGTCAGCATGTGTAATGCCCGGTACCATTTGTTTTAATTGACTTACTGTTAGCTTCATTGCTTCTCCTATTATTTGACGCTGTCAAAGACTTTCTTTTGTTCTTGATACCACTCATTCCATAGTTCAACGGATATTTGACATTCCTTATATTGTCCATAGTTGTCTGCTACTACAGATAATAATTCACTTAACTTTTCTGTGCCCGCCGGAACTTCTTTAAGTTCTGGACATTTGGTTAATAGTTCTTTTGGTACTTCTGGAAAGGTACGCTTGACAGGAACAGTAGTTGAACAACCTGCAAGTAATAATAGAAGGATTAATGAACGTTTCATTGTTTCTCATCCTTTCGCAATGGCTCTACTTCAACTGTAGGTTTACGACGAGCTGCTTGGTTTAGTAGATTAACTGCCTCTGGACTAACCTTACAATCTCTATCAATAACGTTGCTGACTTCACGAATTTTTTCTTGTATAACTACGACGTCTTGTTTGACAACTTTAACACGATCAAGATAAACTTTCTTAATCACTGTGTTAACTTTTTTAGACTTAGCTTCAGACTCGGCAACTTTTGCTTCCATCTTGGCCACTTCGTCACGCCATATCATTTCTGTTGTATAGCCGCCATACCAATATATGCCGGTGCAGAAAACGATGATGCTTACTATTTGTATTGGAGTTCTGTATATGTTGATAAATGGAATGAATTTAATAAAGAAACTAGCGAGTATTCCAATCGCTCCCGCTATCATTGCTATATTGACTATCCACAGTATCAAACTGGTTGGTAGAAGATGTAATAACCACATTTTATTTTATCCCGGCTGCAATCCTTAAATTTTCTGTATTATCATTCTTTGGTGCTTTGGTTGTGACCTTGACACCTGCTGCTGCTTTTAACTTATCAATTTCTTGATGTCCAAATTGTTCTCTATACTCTGATGGAGTTTTTGGAATCAAGTCTTGAAGATTCTTTTCAGTAAGTTCGTATTCTCTACCATTGCGATAACGAACACGCCACTCCGTGATATCTTGTTCAGTCAAGTTCATTAGGTCATTCATTAATGACATAACGTTGGCAGCAACTACAGGTTCACGATCACATTCAATGAACACAATATAATCGCCATCGTCCATTTCGCCTGAACTTACATCAGCGTCGATGACCCACTCATAACCTTTTTCAACAAAGTTTACAATGTCTACTGCTGGCTCTTTGCCAGTCACTTTGAGACTGATGACTACAACATCTTCATCACGACCCAATTTGCTTTTGAAATCATCAACGTGCATTTCTGTATGCACTAGACGTTTTAAATCGCCTTGCTCTAGGCCTTCACGTAGTTTCATCATACTGGGGGTGCTCCTGGTGCTGGTGCAGCAGGTGCTGCTGGTGCTGCTGCCGCTCCTTCTGCTCCATCTTCGGCTTTGTACATGTCGTCGTCTAAGCCTTCTTCGTAGCTTTGTTCAATATCTTCAACATCAATTGTGTCATGTTCTAGTTCCATACTACCTTGATGGATTTCTTGCATTAGGCTTTTGGGCATTACAATTTCAACTAGCCAAATTGGAGTCTTGGCCATCTTGGGCACTTTGGTACCAGCTTGAAAATCGTTAGGGCTTTTAACTTTGACTGGATACTCTAGCATATCCTTTCGGTAGCGTACTTCGCAGCCGTAATCTAACAAACGCTCGCCGGCACGTGGATCGGGCATCCTTTTATAGGGCCACATAAATGTGCAGGTTACAAAATACTTTTCGTAAATGGGACCTTCTGCTAACTCGCCCTGTTTCCAGTTGGCAAAAGCATAGCAATCTAGTTCGTCAATAACACGTTCAAAGTCCAGCAGACTGTTAACTGCACTGTCAGTCATGAAAATGTCTTTGGTGTTTTCTATAATATCTTTAATATTTGCAGGCATGATACAATTATTTATCCAATTTAAGCTCGCCTGCTTAGATTGCAATATAGCGCAAAGGAGTCTAATACTTAGTCCAAATAAAAAATTATAAACTAGCAGTTTTCCTAATAGATTTGGGTCCTTAAATATTTGCAGGACTTGAAACAGTGTGAGTCCATGCACAACACTGCACTTCAACAATCCTCATAACCCATAGGAGTCGTACTTGTCTAAACAGCGTCGCAGAGCACAACCAGCTCAATTAGTAGCAGTAAACAATGTGAGCAATTTTAATGATTATGTAACACGCACCAAAAAGATACAATTAGTACCCAAAAGCCTAAATCAAGAAAAGTATATTGACCTACTCAACGATTCCAGTAAATTAATTATATTCGCAGCAGGACCCGCAGGAACAGGCAAGACCATGCTGGCCGTATTAGCTGCACTCAAAGCATACAAAGAAGGAGAAATAACCAAGATTGTGATCACACGCCCGGCAGTGGGAGTGGATGACGAACAACACGGATTCTTACCTGGTACATTAAACCAGAAAATGGAACCGTGGACTAGGCCTATATTTGACATCATTGCCGAGTACTATAGGCCGCAGGAGATTGCCAAAATGCTAGACGAACAACAAATTGAGATAGCTCCACTAGCATTTATGCGCGGCAGAACATTTAAAAACTCGTGGATCATAGCTGACGAAATGCAGAATGCCACACCATCTCAGATGAAAATGCTGCTTACACGCTTAGGCGAAAACTCCAAAGTAGTAGTAACAGGGGATACTCAGCAAACAGACAGAAAAAAACAGGACAATGGCTTACTAGACTTTCAACATCTAGTAGCAGATTACCAAGGCTGTCGCTTCGTAGCTGGAGTAGAATTTGCAGGCAAGGATATCCAACGACATCCTGCTGTAGCGGAAATACTTAAAATTTACGGGGAGATTTAACCAAACGCTTTTAACTTGGATAAGGTGGTATTAAAATCTCTGTGCAATATAGCACGGCCACCTCGTCCCATCCATGCAGTGATGTTGCTTAGGCGATCATCAATTAATATATCACCTGGCTGGCAACGATCAGATTTAGTTTTACTGAAAGGACCGAAGAATATAGGAATATTAGGATAGTACAATTCAGCCCATTTGACTTTGTCATAGAACGCCCAAGGTACATCATTGCCCTTTGGTACTGCAGTTAAAAACTTTAGCTCATAATTGCGTAAGGCTGTGTATTCTTTACAATATGCAACCAAGTCATCTGCATAAGGAGTCTTTACCAAGTCTCTATAAATTCTTGGATTAGCTGCTAGCTTAATCCATTCTGCTTGTTCATAAAAACCTTCACTGGGTGGTAGGCCTAGTGTACGGAACGCATACTCATCAAAATCGGCTATTACGCCATCCATGTCTAAATATAATGTTGTCATGCTGCCTTTACAAAATTAACTACTGTCACGTTAGCATTGTTATGATAACGATTTTTGTCATGTGATTTAATTCTTGCTCGAATTCTTCCAGTTGCACATAGTTCTTCATGCTTGCTCAAGAACTGCACTAGATTACCTTGTTCATTGTGACCATACGCTGACCAAGTATCAACTTGACGCACATATCTTTTTTCAATTAATGTAAAATCAAACTCAATTTTGTCACCCACTTTACCAATGAACTTGGATGTATGCTCATGTGCTGCACTTACTTCCTTGATACCTTGACTGCGTTGTATGTCTTGTGCTAACTTGGGTGCCCACACCATAATACCAGCGTGGTTTATATTCATGGCGTTTTCTGTAAGAAGATCATGTATGCTTTTTAGAAAAGACGGAACATAACCTCTAGTCAGCATCTCCATAGTAACAGCATGTTCGATAATTTGTTTAACGTCATCTGCTGCGTCTAAGAAGTCAGGAGTAAGATCTACTGTCAGTTGTTTATGATTGGTTTTAAGCGGAAAGAAATAAGACTGCAAATAGGACTTGTTGGCATACTGCGTATCTGTTGTATCTTTAACAACCCGATTGCCATTTGCACGAAATGCTAAAACAGCAACAGCTAGTGCTTCACGTGGATTAACGAAGTTTTTCATTGTTCGAATATTAACAGTTTATAATATTAATATTATACGATATTTGGGTATTTTTGTCAACCGCGGGAAATACGTTGATGCAGCTGGGCTAGATAGTCTTGTTGGGTACGAACTTTGCGTTCTAAGTTTTCTAGTCTAGTTTGTAGTGTGTTAATGGTATGCGCTTGATCTTGTATGGTTTGTTCAGCAGTACGTAGTTTAACGTCATGGGTCATAAGATTAGGGCGAGGAGGTGCGTTAGGGTCAACTGCCCTTTTCTTCTTTGCCTTCATTGCCTTAAAGATATCGCTCATATATAATATTTATCTGAAGGAACGCTGGGAAACTTAATAGCTACTACTTCAGTATCTTCAAGATATTCACCATAGTAGTGTTCACCTGGGTCGCTTACATAGATATCGCCAGGACCAAACTCCACACCATTAATTATCATACGTCCTTTTATAATTAATTGTACTTCTGTAATTACTTTATGATAATGCGGAGTATCTTTAGCGCCTGCAGGATTACCTTGCCAGCAAACTTCAAAATCCTTTGTTCGGACTACAGCCTTTTCAAAGTCGCCAATGAACCAACCGCGGTCACCTGTGTCACTGTGTCGTAGCTTCTTCATTAGCCTTTTCTGCTTCGTGTTCGGCTTGCATTTCGTCTAGCATTTGACTAAAGTATTCTGCATCAATCTGGGTCATCACTTCAGTGATATAAGAATGATAACCTTTGAAGAAGTATTTAAACAAGTCGTTAAACTGCTTGCCATCGCTCCAGCCATTCTTCTCAATTTTCTTTTGTGAAAGATTAAGCAGGATCTTGCCGTTGACTGCGTTCTTCTTTAGACCGCGTGTAATTTCTACACTTTCGTCCCAACGAATATTGTTTGGATCTTTCATCCAACCTGCTACTTCAGTGCGTACATGACGCTTGGGTTTCATGCTATAAAATGCTACCAAGTAGATATCTTTATTTGACATTTATTTTCCTATTTGACTTAATTCAACTATTGTTGCGCTTAGATTGATTTCAGCATCAGCGCACATGCTATGATTAACTAGGCCTTTGCGTATAATCACAATGGCTTCGTCTTGTGCTTCTTCTGAGTCGCCCCAAAGTTCAAGATTGTCATACATCCAACGAAACACATCTTCCATTTCTTCTGCTGTGTTTTGACTACACAACAACTGTCTAGCACGTTTGATGTCGCGTTGCTTGAATAGATTAACTGCATCTAGTTTCCAATCTACTGTGCCACCACCTGTTTCTGTTGGTGTACGCAAATGTCCTGAAGTGCTGTTACCTTGCACCAAGTTCAAGCATTTACGCAAGTCTGGATATGTAGCCTTGACATAACTATCTAGGGTATCCAAATCAAACTCTATGCCTTCTTCTACTAGTACAGTGGCAACACGAGCAGTGAACTCTGTTGAATCTGTTTTTGCAATATGAAAACCTTGGCAACGACTGTGTAACGCTGGAATAATCTTGTGTGGATAGTTACAGGTCAATATAAATCTTGCACTCTCATGATACGTTTCCATCAAGTTACGCAAGGCTGCTTGTGCATTTGGACTCAAGTAATCAGCTTCATCTAATAGCACAACCTTGAACCGACCAAATGGCATAGTACTAACAAAGTTAGTGATCCGGTCCCTGACATCTTCCACACTGTTAGTAGCAGACGCATTAAGTTCTAATACATCATAGTCATCAATGTCTAATCCTTGTATTAGGATACGTGCCAGTGTAGTTTTACCTACACCAGCGCCACCACTAAAGATCAAGTGTGGAATACTACCTTCCTTGATCCAAGATTCAATTTCTTCACGTTGATGAGCATCTCTAAACACATAACCATCTAGTGTGTTGGGGCGATACTTTTCTACCCAAAGTTCTTTCATGCTGCCTCGTTGAATAATTGTTGATATGCTTTCACTGCATCAGGTGATAGTAATGCTTTGAATCTCGTTTGTTCCTCTTCAGGATTCTTTGCAGTATCCCATTGGCTAGTTACTTCTAACATTTTATAGCCTTCTGGATTAGGAACAGAGGTGATGGCGGCATATACCCGATACCCGTCGGTTTCACTAATAAGTTTTTTCATAGTTTAATTATACAGTAATGTTGTTGAAAAATCAACCTCTAGTTTTTGCTTCCGCATAAACTGAGTCTGATATTGTATCATCTTGATTAGGTTCTTGATCTGAAACAAAGATAATTGATTTTGGATCTACTCTACGTAAGGTCAACTGCTCGTTATCAACTTCGACTTCAATGCCACGGCTCCAACGTCCATGTTCAACAAAGATCCATTGTCCCACTTGTATTTCTGTTTGTTCTGGACCCACTGCATATACCTTGGCCCAGCGTGGTCTGATACCTGTGGTCTTGCCGTCATCGTTAAGCAGCACGATACCGCTGCTTAACTTACGCTCTTTAAATGCCATTTCTGTTACAAGAATGTGATCCCGGATCACTGACAGCGATTTGATTTGATTGATGAACTTAGCTTTATTGCTTGCTTGAAAAAGTTTTTCTTCTGCCATTGTTTCCTCTTAGATACGCTTTGGACCTTTTGTTTGTCCTGTATTGATTTCTGGTTGTTCTATCACTGTTTGTTTTGCTACCGAATCAGCTAGACTACCACGTAGTACTGGACGAGCACGAGTTGGAATAACTGGTTCTGCTGACACATCATTTAATGATTCAGCTTCAAGTTCTAGTGGATTGGTTAATTCCTCGTCAGGTTGAGGATCAGCTTCGGCTCTAGCACCAACACGACCTTGATTCAGTGTTACACCTTGATTTTTATGTTTAATAGCCATATCACGTGCTTTGGCTTGATTTGATGCAGCTGAGTTAGTGTTTAACTTGTAATAGTCATCCATTACTTGATTGCGTTTATTAACAACTATTCCGCCCGGGCCTAATTCGTCGCCACGTGCATTTACACCCATGTTACCTACTGCAATAGTTCTTTCGTTGACTAGGATTAAGCCATCTAGGTCCACTGCTTTACCTTGTGCGGTTCTGTATCTTCTTCCCATATTAATACTCCTTAATGTTATGTATTTATTTTAAAAATTCACTGATATCTAAATCATAGTACATACTGTTTATCTTGTGAACTCCAATTAAGTACAGTACATAACTGGCTACACTACTGCCACGTCCTACTCCCCATACCACCCGGTTTGCTCGCATTGTATCTACAAAGTATTTGAGCCAACGTAGCAAGTTGAACAAATCACGTTCTTGAAACAGCATCAATTCATCTGCCACACGCTGTAGTTCTGCATCTGTCTCGCATTGATTCAATACCCACTGTGCAATATCTAACTTGAAGTATTCCGGGGGCATGTGCCATGCGCTTTGATTTCTGCTATCAAATTGATTCAAGTCTGCATCAATTAAAGCATATTCACGTAGCAGAGCAAAATCAGAATACAACACTTTTACTGCAGCATTGTATTGATCAGGATCGTCAAACAGTATGTTAGACAAGTCTAGGTCAGGCCGTTGATACAACAATTCTGTTGCATCTTCTGTACTGATATGTGCCTGCCCAAAATGATCATACATCATGATATGTCGATAATACCTTTAGGACCTTTACTGTTCTTATTCAATTCTTCCATTTGCTTTTGATTACGCAGACTAATTTCCATTTGATAATCTTGCATCAACATTTGCAATTGAGGAATAATGCTCTGAGGACCAAATCTATACGCTTGTCCAAAACGCTTTTGTAACTCGCTGTATTTTGTATGAAGCTCATCGTCGGATAAGCCTGTTAAGTCTGGTCCCAGTGGATGCATTATATATCTCCGGTTTGTCTATTCTCTGATTGATGTACATCAAATTCACCACCAGGATAGCGGCTCTTTAATTTATTTACATTTTCTTCAATCACATCATTAGGATCTAGATTCAATGCACGGCAAGCATTGATCCAATACCACATGACGTCTCCGAGTTCACGCTTCATGTGGAATACATTTTCTTCTGTGAGTGGTTTGCCTTGGAAGTATATCTTTTTTGGAATTTCGCAAAACTCACCAGTTTCAGCAGCAAGTCCCAGTGCAGCAGTCAGCAACAATGGAACATTGATGTCTGGGCCATGTGCATTGGTGGCGCTGTCAAAGTTGCCATCTAGTTCATCCAATCTACTCATAAAAGTAGTTAGATCCTTTGAAGGCATACTGGTTACTGCGTTTACAAAATGGGAATAACGATTTAAGTCTACAGTCATAGAAAACTCCTTATTGCAATATTCTACACTATTGCTGGCAAAGAGTCAACTGTTTTGGTTAAGAGAAAGGTGTTAATGAACTGGCGTGGGCCACTTGGACGAAATTGGTAATTGTAACAGGACCAGTTCCACTGTTAGCTATGATACTGCCTCCGTCGTTGATTGTTTTGAATAATATTTCTGTACCTGAAATGGCTTCTAATGGTCCAGTTGGTACGGTAAACGAAGTTCCTGTATAGACCGCAGTTCCACGCACATATCTAAGATTACTCATATTGCCATTGCAATATTCCTCGCCAATATTACGACCACCAATAGTAAACGCAGTATCAACAAAATCATAAGAACCGCCTGTTCCCACCCTAGTACCATTTAGGTACACGGACTGGCTAGTGCCGCTAACGCCAACCCAGGCAAAATGATTCCAAACACCAGCAGAAGGAAAAACACTGAGAGTGATGCCGCTAAGACCATCTCCAACTACGAAATTGCCATTAACATATCGAAAAGCAAAATCCTTCTCCACAAAAGTAGAAACAGAACTGGTTAGTAAACGTTGTAATCCAGTAGATGAGTCAGCATTATACCAAAATTCAACAGTGGCAGTTCCTGTTCCGATAGCGTTTATTCCGGTTAGATTTATTGCTCGATTGGTTGTAGCAGGAATACTGCTAAATCTAAGACTACCATTTAAGTTAACTAAACCGTTTGGACGACCAAATCCAAACTGCCCTGATGTAGCATTTACAAATGGCATTGATTATCCAAACGTTGAAAGTTGACCTAATACTGTGTATGTTCCAGCATTGTTTAGAATAGTAAAACTGATGACATCTTCTTTATTGGCGTTACCGGAAGGTGCTACACTACTACGCAGCCATTTGATAGTTCTAATGCTACTGTTAATTTGTATCAAGTTAGCAATATAAGGAGTAGAACCTTGACTCATCCATACCGTTACGCAACTGATTGTTCCGCTTGGTATTGAGAAATTCTGTACATTGGCTGTGATATTACCTGTTGCACCACTCACATACACAATAGCGGTTTGAGCGAAATCAATTGCTACGTTGGCCTGCAATGCAGGATTGGTATTGGCAACAAACTTTTCACTAATTGGGGCAACATTTGTAGTACCCCTTACATTTAAGTTACCAGCAGCAATAGTTGTTATATTGGCATTTACTGTTATGAGATTGGTGTTAGCATAGGTTTGGAAAGCACCAAGATTGGCATTGGTGCTAATGTTTCCAAGGTGTAGTACACCAATGTTGGCATCAATAGTATTGAGTGCAGTGGCTTGACCTGCTGCATTTGATACCAACGCTGTTAATGAATCAGCTTGTGTAGCAGCATTGGCTAATAGTGTAGTTAGTGTGTCAGCTTGTGCGGCAGCATTACTGAATAACGTAGTTAAATTTTCTGCTTGACTGGCTGCATTCGCTGTCAATACACCTAAATTTCCTGATTGCACCGCCGCATTGTTGTATAATGCAATCAAGTCTCCGGCTTGTGCTGCTGCATTGCCGAGCAGTGTAGATATGATTACATTTGCACCAGTTACATTGGCATTAATTAAATCAATTTTGGTTTCAAGTTCGGCATCAATTCTGTTTCTTGATACTTCAGTTATAAAGATATTGGTACCGCCATTGTGAGTACTCAAATCAAATATGTAGTTGCCACCAACCGGGAACGTCACGGTTTTGGTAGTATCGTTCATGCCCTTGATACTGGCGCTGTTGATATTAACGTTGGCCGGGAATGTGACAGTATGTGGTGTACCTGATGTGGCGCTGACCTGGAACCATAATCTTAAAGTAGCATAGGCTGCTGCTGTGGTTAAATCTGTTGGCCAATTTTCAATAGTAAGAACAACATTGCTACCAGTTTCCATGTACTGGAAATTACCGTCTTCAAAATTTAAAGTAACATCATTAAATTGTTGTCCAAGATTTAAAAATGTTTGTGTATAGGCCTTTAATTGTGCATTGGTGATTGTGACACCATCCATGTCATTGTCAACAACACCACCTAATAGCGGGCTTTTAACAACAACTTTACCTTGTATATCTTCAAGTTCGGCTTTGGCAGCTACAAAATTGTTTTTGATATTTGTAAAGTTGTCGCGAAATCCCTGTGTAGGATTATCTTGACCAAACACAGGAAAGCCGCCATTGATACTATTAGGATTAATTATACTCATTTTTTATTAGCCAGTTCTTAACCACTTGTTACTTGTTGTACTATATGTTAGTTGGACTACAGCATTACCAGATGTGGCCCAGGAGTTAGCAAGATATTTTACTCCGCCTAGTGCTGGTGTATCAACATAACATGCTGTTATTGGTGCCATCACGCTAAAGGTAATTGTTCTGCCATTGATTGATGTTTGTGGCAATGTAATCCATAGATTAGAGATCGTTAAGCTAGTATCAGTATCAATAACAAATGTATTGTGTGCTATATTAGCAAAGAAGTTCTGATCGTTAATTACACTGAATTCTCCAAAGTTGGAATTAATCAATCCGCCTGTGGTGATTAAGTTTGCACCAACTACTAGGTTACCTGCAACACCTGCACCACCGTTGACTACTAATGCTCCGGTTGTTGTTGATGCGCTCGGAGTTGTGGCCGCTGCAACAAGATTACCGTTGCTGGTTGTTATTCCAGAAGATGTTAGTGTAGTAAATGCACCTGATGCAGCTACGTTAGCACCAACTGGATAGTTGTCTGCGTATCCGCCGGCGATACGTGCGTTACCAGAACTAAAATTAGTTCCAACTAAAGTTGTTACATTGGCTCTGGTTGAATCAATCTGTGGAGCAATTACGCTGGCTATACTAATTACACCGCTAGAAGCAATGTTACCAGCAGTTATATTAGCCGAAGCAACAAGGTTTGTTACACTGATGTTATTGGTAGCTGTGATATTATTTGCACTGATATTTGCAGTAGCAAAAACGTTACCAACAAATACATTTGCTAGTGTAGCATTGCCTGCTCGAACATTACCTAATGTGTTAACAGTAACAACTCCACTGCTTGCACTGACATTACTACCAAGAACAAATTCTGCTGCTGAATTATCCCAACCCATAAACGCATTAATTGCGCCGGCATTGTAGTATCGCATGTAAACACCGCGATCAAGACCATCATTGTTGATCAATACATTGCCTGCTGGACCACCACCAATGTCAAGCATTGGATCTTCTACTGTTAGTGTTTCAACGTTAACCTGTGTGGTGTTACCATTAACAAACAAGTTACCAGTGACGGTTACGTTACCGCCAATAAATGCAGATCCATTAGCAACTAGGTTTCCGCTTACATTTAGGTTACCAGAAATGTTACTTTTTGCTCTAGTTAGATCTTGGATCATGTAAGTAAAACCGCCAGTGTAACTAGAAATTTCAAACAAGTAATTGCCTGGTGCAGCAAAAGTGATGGTATTTGTACCAGCATCAAGACCAGCAACATCAAGATTGTTTACATTAACACCTTCAGGCAATTGGATAGTGTGTGCTACATTAGTGATACCTATCCAAACGTACACTGAAGCATATCCAGTATTTGGCCAGTTGGTTAATGAAAGACTGTGTGTTTGTGTAGTCTCAAAATGAAAAAAGTTACCTAGACTAAAATCAATAGCAACAGTTGAACTTTGAGCATTAGTGTAATCATAAGAACTGAGCGCATACGATCTCAACTTGACGTTTGATACTTCGTTAAATGCTAGACTGTTGTTTAGAGTCCCGCCGTTAAGCGCAGTTTTAAGTACTGCTTTGGCTGCTAGATCTTCTAGTTCAGCTTTGGCAAAGCTGAAGTTGTTTAGAATATTGGTAAAATTGTCCCTGAAACCTTGGCTGTCGTTGTCTTGGCCTGCAACTGGAAAATTACCATTGATGTTGTTTGGATTAATATTGCTCATTAGTTTAAAACTCCGATATTATTCTATTTATACAAAAACTCCACGCTGGGGAAACTTCAAGTATTTGTCCCCAATTTCTGGATCTGCATATTCGTCTCTGTAGCTGATAAATTTAGTACCATTCCCGTCAAATGTAGTACGAGTGCCAGTTAGCTCTGCTGCTTTGGTTGCCACAGTCCATCCGGGTACAGTTTCCCCGGATTTGACCACTGGATCACGCATGATAACTGTGTTGCTGTGACTTGCCCCGCTGGCCACACGCACACGCTGGCTTGGTAGTACTTCTTGCACAAATTCTAGTGTAACTAGATTATTTCTAGCAGGATTGATATTGATTTGCCAAACTCCGCCACGCTGATCAAACTCGCTCAGGGCCATTTGCTTTTCTAAATAGCCTGGAACTATAGTGTAGTTGTCCAATGGTTCAGCACTGAACCCTTCTTCAGCAAAGAAGTCATTGTAGTCAACCCAGCCATCATAACGACGTCTTGACGAATCGTAATTCTCTAGTTGGAAGAATACCAAGGTTTCTCCATCTCTGAAATTTAGAGCGCCATCAATACCACCATTTTGTTGTATGTACTCTACAGTTCTATTGTTAATACGATCAAATGCTGTATGGACTGCATAGTTAACGGCTGCAACTGTGATACCCACTCGAGGCACAATGTCAAAGGTAGTTTCAACGCTGCTCAGGAATCTATTGTTTTCTGTGTCGTAGTGTTGACTTAATGAATTATCAACTTGATATCTATCAGCAGTGAATGCGATATTGTTTAACTGATAACCTGAAGTTTCTAATCTGTACTTGATAGTTTTTGCACCACCAGGTTTGGTATAGGCCAATACCATTGACGGAACAAAACCTAACACACGCCCATCTTCTTGCGGACTGGTCATCCAGTCTGGCAGTGCGCCACGATTACTATAGCCTAGTGTGCCACCAACTTTGTTCTGCATGTGTCCAAAACTGTTAGGGTATAGATATCTAAATGCATTGCTGTCGTTGAAGTAGTTTGTAACAAATAAATTTAAGTCAACTTGTTCTTGACGCACACTGCGTCCTTGATCAACTTTGTCATCTATCATGTCAACGTAAACAACTTCGTACTTGGTGTTAAAAAATTCATCCACAGCACGAGCTGTTTTAATAGCACCAAATCTAATGTTTTTATTGTAGTGATTGGTTGTAATAGCAGCAGTATATTGTGCCAATGTATTAGGTGCAATACCTGGCAACAACAACATTCTCATGTTTTTAATCTTACCAAACCAAGGATCACTGGGTCTGTAGATCAACTCTTCTGGGAAAATACTCTCATTACTCATGATAGTATAGAAGTAATTTCTCTGCGTAATGTCCGGTAATGCTTTCAAGTAAACATTTTCGTATGGAGCAAGATTGTATCCGGATAGTTTAATTTTAAACACTCTAGTGCCGCTACTGGTCTTGTCTGCTGTGCTGGCACGTACTGTGAAGTCTTTGACTAGATCGTATGTGGTAACACCACCATCGCTGATTCCTGTAGTCTTACTTGGGAACGTGGTAATAGCAGTTAACGAACTATCATTGTCAAAGAAAGTTAATACTGTACCGCTTGCACTAATGATCGCTGGTGTAATCATTAATTGATTTTCGTCAATCACTTCGTCTACTGTTGCTCCAGTGCCCACGCCAGGTCCAGTCACGCTCATACCCGCTACAATGCCTGTGGTATCAGCTACAGAAATAATAGATGTTTCTGCATCAACACTGAATCTGCGGAATGTGGGACGACCAACCAAGTAACCGTCTGTGGTTAGTTTAACGCCTTGTGGTAATTCTTTTAATGTGTTATATTCAAAACTGTATTCAATGTCGTGACCCAATGTACTTTCGGCTTCAATTTGTACAGTACAAGGTTGTCCTTCGTTGATGATGCCAAGGTCAACACCTGTGAGCCAAGTAACTTCGTTGAACTCTTCTCCAAGTACAGTTAGTTCGTATTGTACAGTGTCGCCAAAAACAGTAGGCTTGTCAATATTATACGGAGTAACTTTGAATCTATAAACTCTAGTTGGCTCAACTTGTGCTGGTACTGAGCCATTTAGCCATCCAGATAGTTCGTTTAACATTAACCCATCAGCTAATTGTTGTTCGTCTTGATCAAAGCCAGTGGTGTCGAATCCTGCAATACCATCTTGGTCAAAGGCAATAAGTTGAGTGGTAGTTAGTGCAAAACCCACAGCATCACCTTGTGGTTCAAATGCTGTAAATTGGAAATTAAAACGATCTTGTTCTCTTATTAATCCAATGCTGCCCGCAGGAGTAAGCATGACTGGCTTATAGTTATTGTCGCCATCAGCAGTTAGATATGTATCATCTGCTGTGATAAGATCAGTGTCAGCAGTATAACCAACTTTGGATACTATTTGTATGCTGTACTGTTTTACGTCAGTGTTTATGCCGTCACTAACACGGATACCAAATTTGTATGTTTGTGTAGTAGCTGTGGTTAGACGTTTAAAGTCATACATGTAACGATCTAGGCGACTGGCATCGTATCCAGTTAGTTCTGGACTTGAATACTCGGCGATTAGATTGGGGAAACCAGACAGTGTGCCATTGGGATTAAGTGTCAGTCCTGGAGGAACGACTCCATTGGCCACTGAGAATGTTAACTGAGAACTTTCTGTGTCTAAGGCTGTAAATTTATAATTGTAGTAAGTACCATCAAATATAGTATCAATTTTACCTGGAGTGTTGACCAAGACAGGTGCAACCAGTCCACTGATAGTGACACTGAAACTACGATCAGCAACATTGCCATCTAGGTTACTGGCACGTACTGCAAATGTGTATGTGTAACTGTCGTCTTTGGCGTTGGTGACGGTTGCTTGTGGGATACCTTGAATAGTGCCTGTACTTAATATTTGTAATCCTGGAGGTAGTGTTCCTGACAAGTGTCTATACAGAACTGTGGCGCCGCCAGAGTCCACTGCCTCAACACCTTTTTCGTAAAATACATTTTCTGGTATTGTGCCTAGGTTCCCGCCTTGAGTGATCCAGGTTATGTAACTCATGTTAATATTTTATACAGGCTAATAGTGCAATGTTACGCGGTCTCGCACCAACTGCATAGGCCCCGTTACCACCATTACTGCCGTTGTAGTAGGCGTTCATAATAAAAGTATTTGCTCCTACACCAACAGTATCTCCGCCGGTGTCTGCTGGTGGCTGCTGCGTAGTACGAGCATCTGCTATAGTGCCAATTCTTGTAGCTGTTTGTAATGAACCAATTGTTCTACCAGAGTCTGTGCCTTTGCTGTCGTCCCAGCTGCGTATGAATTCGCCACGTAGGTCTGGTAAGTTAAAAGTAGTAGATCCGTCACCTGCACCAAATCGTGTGCCGATTGCTGTGAACAGTTTGTCGTATGTAGTTCTTGATATTGCTGCACCATTGGCTTTTAGGTATCCGTTAGGTGCAGTATCCATTGCTACATGAATAACTGATCCTGCAGGCATTCCGTATTCTGCTTGGTTACTGCCTAATCCTGTTATATATCCGTCACCGGCTAAATTTAGTGCCATTATTAATATCCTATTGCTATAAAACGACCTACCCAACTTGCGGCTGCGCCGTTGGCTCCGCCGGTAGCATAAAAACCTTGTGTGTAGCCTGTTGTAGTTGGGTTGGTATTATATGGAATGAAATATGTTCCATTGGCTATACCCGAAACAGTAACAGAAAATATAGCATTAGGAAACGCAATAGGAAATGTTACTGTATGATTTTGCCCTGTTGCAGTATCAGCACCCCACTGTAGAATAAGTCCGCCGGGTAAACGTTGATATCCATTTGCAGTTAAAGATCCTAAGAAATTATCTTGCCCAATTCTTACATTGCCAACATGAATATTTCCGTTAAAGGTTGTTGCTGCGTTACCATGAAAGGTCGCTGCAATACTTGCACTGCTACCAGTCTTGATTACTAAATTGCCAGTTGTATCGCTATCGTAAACGAGTCCTGATCCTAGTGATGTTCCTGCTGTTATTGTAGTCATTCTTTGATATCCTATTATGCTGCTCTTACCATATGGCCGCTCCATTGGATTCTAGGCCAGTTACCACCACCCGGCTGATTAGCGTACATGTATAATTCTAAATAATCAGTACTACCATTCATTAAAACATATCCGCGAAGTTCTGATCTCGCGCCTTCTACGTCAGAAGCATTAGCATTTGTAACTAAAAGTGTACTATTAAAAACTTCAGTGCCATTTTTATACAATGACATATAAGGCGAGGCATTTAGTACAAATCCTCCAGTTCCGTACTTTGCAGAGATAAAATAGTATCCAGCCACATTGGGTGTAAATCTTGAAAGACCTGTGCTAAAACTATTATTACTATCAAGTCTTACAGTCAAATTTGTAACTTTTACCAAACCGTTCAAAGTTTGGTCATTATTAATAGTACGTGTAACATCAAATAATGCACCGGTTGAACCAACTCCTGTAATACTTCCGCCCAACGCTACAGATTGTCCACCAATAGTGATTGTGCTGTTTGCTAATTTATTGTTAGGAATCGCACCAGCCAACATTGTGTTAGTTACTGATCCGGTATCAGCACTGGTAATTACTGTGCCTGTTCTTGCTGGTAACGTAAGCGTATTGGTACCTGCAGTCTCTGGTACTGCTAGTTCAATGGCTCCGCTGATATTGCCGGCTATAACAAATCCGCTCATAGTATCACCCATCTCTTTCCAGCTGGGATAGTAACTACAACTCCGGCCGCTAATGTAATTGGTCCTACACTCATTGCACTTCTTCCTGTTGTTAATGTATAACTTTCGGTCACTGTTGTATCATTTTCATAAAATACTTTATCTTCGCCACCACCTACTGCACCAACGCCAACAGCAAAGCCTACCCATTCTATGCCGTTGTAACCTTCAAACAT